CCAGAGTCCTATGGCTTTTGGCTATAGGAAGGCAGACCTGTGGGCACGCATCATCCCTCTCACGAGGGCAAAAAGAGTGCTTGCATTGGACTACTCAAAGTTCGATAGCAGCATCCACCCCAGGTTAATTTTACCTGCACGTATGTGCAGGCCGGATAAGGCACTACGTGCAGTATCAAACCGGAGTGTGTGTAGTCGGCCAACCACAGGGCTTGACTTTAAACTGGAGGCTATATGCATTCCATTGAGAGACTTTACCGTTATGACCGCGGTATCGTAACCATTGGTGGGCCTCGGTCAAAGGCTATCGTCTTGTACGCCTTAAAACGCGTACTAGAGTCGCAGGGACTCGAATTGGATGATGGCATCGACAACAAATCTGTCTGGTCAACGGAGGCGTTGTTCGAGCGGCTGGAGGAATTTGGCCGGCCGTTGCGACTTGAGGTGGATAAGCATCAGTGGGCCTGGGCGTATAAGCAGACGCTTAAGGCGTTCGGGTGCAGAGGACAGAAGCTGAGTATTCTTAGGAGTGAGGAAGATTTCCTCGACGCGATAAAACCGTCAAAGTCGGCGGGACTCCCCACTCTGCGGAGGAAAGGTGAAGTCTTCAAACATGAGCTAAAGCGCATGCAACGGATCAAAGCCGATGTGTGCGCCCCACCTCCTTGTTTGGCGTTTCATCGCGTCCAGCATGGAGATAAGGGTCCAAAAACCCGATTGGTGTGGGGTTACCCTTTATCAATGACTTTACTTGAAGCCCAGTTCGCCAAACCGCTCATTGATAATTTCCTGAAAATCCAGAGTCCTATGGCTTTTGGCTATAGGAAGGCAGACCTGTGGGCACGTATCATCCCTCTCACGAGGGCAAAAAGAGTGCTTGCATTGGACTACTCAAAGTTCGATAGCAGCATTCACCCCAGGTTAATCATGATGGCGTTCAGCGTACTAGCGACGTGGTTTACAGCCGCGGATCGCAGAGAAGGGCGGTGGGATAAGCTGGTTCATTACTTTATTCACACTCCGATACTCATGCCAGATGGGTTCGTGTACAGGAAACATCAAGGTGTCCCAAGTGGCAGTTACTTTACGCAGCTTGTGGATAGCATTGTCAACTACTTCCTGTTGCAGTGCCTGTCCTATGGTTTCGGAGGTAACACCAGTTGTCTCGTTCTGGGCGATGATAGTCTTCTCGCTTTCAACATCGAAGGTGACTTCGGTGCGCTCCGTGATCCACGGATGATGATGGCTGGCGTGAGGACGGCTCTTAGTTGTCTTGGCATCA